AAAACAATTTGGCGTAGAACTTGTTGATCTTGAAGGTAAGTTCGTTGGTCCATTTGAAGCAGTAAGACGATTAAGTGAAGCCTTAACCGGTTTAGGTGAACGTGACATTACATTTATTCGTATTGCCGAAGAACTTGGTGGATTCCGTCAGATTGGTAAAGTACTACCATTATTACAACAATTTAAAACTTCACAAGACGCACTTAATGTTGCACAAAAAGCTGGAACTGGCTTAACAAAAGACGCGGAAACTGCACAGCAAGCTTTAGCTATTAGAATTACTAAAGTACAAGAAGAATTTCTTGCTCTTGTTAGAGCTATAACTGAAACTAGTTCATTTCAATTTTTTGCTAATACTACTCTTAATCTTGCTAGCGCTTTAATTAAACTTGCAGACGCATTAAAGCCAATTATTCCATTATTAACAGCCGTTGCTACTATTAAATTAGCCAAAGGACTTAGTAGTTTTGTTGGTGGGTTTGGTAGAGGTATAGGTTCTGGTAGAACATTTAATAAGGGTGGAAAAGTACTTGGCTTTGCTAGGGGCGGAATGGTTCCCGGCACTGGAAATAGAGATACTGTTCCAGCGATGTTACAGCCCGGTGAATTTGTTATCAGAAAGAGTAGTGTTAATAAACTTGGTGCTGATAATTTAGTTGCAATGAATGAAAATAGATATAATAGTGGAATTAGAGTATCAAGATCTGGTGCAGTAACAAGAAAAGCATTAGCAACTGCTTCTGATGCTGATTTACAAAATGTACTTAAAACACGCGGACTATCTGGAGAAGCAAGATATAGAATTGATCAAGAAATAGCAAAGAGAAAAAAGGGACAAGAAGATAAAACAGGCACAGTAAGATCTGTCGAAATTAATAGAACTTTTGGAGCTTCTTTTTTAAAGGGTGGACCAAGTGTAAATTTTGAAGGACTTTTATCTGAAGTTCTTAGTAAAGGTAATAAAACTGGTGGTAATAATATTAAAAAAGCTATCCAAAGTCAAACTGGAAAAACTTTATCTGAAGCTATTGGAAAAAATACTGGAATTAAAGTTTCTGCTCCAAATGCAGTTCCTACATTTTTACAACCAAAAGGATCTCAAATATTTGAAGATGAAATTAGTAATATATTACCAACTGCCTTTGATCAAGCTGCAAAAAAATTTAATGGAGAATTAAATGTTTCTGGAACACCTAGACCATTAAATCAATTATTATCTAAGTCTGCTATCAATTCTATTGAGGGTCAATTTTTTGAAGCATTTGTAAGAAGTGTTACAGGCAATGTAATAGCAGATGATGGAAAAAATGATTCTATTTTTGATTTTAAATCTATAAATGAAGAGCAAGTTAATAAACTATTTGGTACTAGAAAATTTGTATTACCAAATGAATTTAAAAATGATCCTAACCAATTAAATATTTCTAAAACATTAGCAAAAGCTGCTTCTGAAGGTACTAGATATATAAAAGTAAATAAATTTGCTTCTGGAGGTTCTGTTGGCACAGATACCGTTCCAGCACTATTAACTCCCGGTGAATTTGTTGTAAATAAAAAATCTGCTCAGTCAATTGGCTATGGCGCTTTGGGCCGAATGAATAAAATTGGAAAATATGCTAAAGGTGGTGTTGTTCAAAAATTTGCCACTGGTGGTCAAGCACAAGGAAATACTGGAGGATTATTTAGTGGATTTGGATCACAATTAACACTTGTTACAGCGAGTTTACAGGCATTAATTCCTCCAATTGATGAAAACAGTAGCGCAACAGCAAAACTAACTAATAACTTTTTAAGTCTTGCAACAACTGTTGGTGGAGCTATTTTTGCGTTAGAAGCTTTTGGACTCACAATTAATAAAGAACTTATTGGTAAAGTATTTAAATCATTAGGAAGTGGCAAAGGCGGTCTTGGAGATATTATTGGTGGATTTCAAAGACAGGGTGGAAAGACTACAAGAACAAAGGGTGAAAGTATTGGTGAAGCTTTTAGTATTTCTAAAGAGCGTAGTAAAAGAGCAAAAGATTTATTAGCTGCTAGATCTGCTAGAAAAAGCTCACCATTTCAATTAGGTAGCAATAGAGATTGGTTGGATCAACTTAAACAAGAAACAACAGACTTAAATTTAAGACGAGCAAAACCAACAAGTTTAACTGGAAAATTTGGACAATCTTTGGGAAGAAATGAAACTTTTGTGAAAGCAAGTGAACTTGCTCAATCTGCCGGTAATAAACTTAGTAAAGGAACTACTAAAGCTAGAGATTTTCTTGGTCAATTACCCGGTTCTGATATTGATATTGGAGATATGCTTGGAGATACGTTTGGAAGATTTAAAAAAGGAGCAAAGCTTGGTTCTACTGGTAAATTTTCACTAAAAAATATAGTATCTGGTCAAGGAGGAAATGCTGGAATAGCTGGTAGATTAGGTGGAGTTGTTGGCAGGGGTGCTGGATTAGCTGGAAATGTTCTTAATAGAATACCCGGAGCCGGTACTGTTGGTAGATTTGCTGGCCGTGCCAGTGGAGCAATTGGTGGAGCAATATCTAGTGTCGCATCTGGTGGAATTGGTGGAGTTGTTAGTAGTTTAACAGCATTAGCTGGACCATTAACAGCGATTGTTGGATCAGCAACACTTGTTTCTGGAGCTTTTAATGCAGTAGTTTCTAGTTTATATGATTATGATACACAGTTAAAAAAGGCAACAGAAAAGGGAGATGTCCAGAAGGCAGGTGAAATTGCTGGAAAACAATATGATCTAGAAGCTGCCAACAGTTTAAGAACTGGTGGTGCATTTGTTGGTGCTGCTATTGGACAGTTTTTTGGTGGTCCGATTGGTTCTGCTATAGGAGCAGCTATTGGAACTGGACTTGGTACATTAATTGCAAATTTACCATTTGGAGATAAAATATCAGAATTTGTAAATGTTTTATTTGGTGGTAAAACCAAAGAAAGCACTATAGCATTAGCACAGGCACAAGCACAATTAGTAAAAACATCACAAGAATTACAAAAAGCTGAAAAAACTACTGCTGATTCCATAAAAGAATTCGAAGATGGAACAATTAACGCTGCTGATGCTATGCAACGTGTTATAGCGGCAACAGCATCTGGCGAAACATTAAGACAAAGTACACAAACGGCAGTTAATAAAAATCTAGAGAATAAATCTACTGGCTTTGGGGCTGGTGTTAGAAATACTTTAGCGCTTGGTGGACTCAATCCTTTTTATGAAACTGCTGGAGCAAGAAATACAAAAATAGATGAAGAGAATGCTAAATTAGTTGCTGGACAACAAGAACAGATCTTAAAAGCTAATCAATTAAGAACACAGGCTGGTTTAGCTACAGCTAGACCAGAGATTTTATCAGCTATTTCACAAGGAAAAACACCAGAACAAGTAAAAGAATCTTTGACACCACAAATGAGTGTGTTAAAGGATATAAGAAAACAAGCATTAGAAACAAGACAGCAGGCATTTTCAGCAGAAAAACGTGGAGATACAGAAACAGCCTTTAAATTGAATCAGCAGGCAGATGCATTAAGAGAACAGGCAAATGATTATGAAAAAAGTATTGACAATTTAATAAAAGAGCAAACAAGACTTGAAAAATCATTAAAAGCTTTAGATTTAGGATTAAGAGGTCCAGCGGCAACAGCGTCTGCGGCAGCAGCACAATTAGAGTATTTTGCATCTCAAATTGAAGGAACAGCGCTTCCGGCTGTTGGCGCTTTAGGATTATTAGAAGCTTCATTTACTTCTGCTGGTAACGCATTGGATAGAACATCTTTAGCTGAAGCCACTAACAGCGTAGTTCAAACTTTACAAGAAGTTGGCGCAACAGCTAGTAGTATAGATAAATTTAAAAATACAACAGAAAACCTTAACGCTGTTCAAGGTAAATATGCTAGCGTAGCAGCAGAAATTGCGGCAGAACAAAAGAGAAGTGGTAAGGCATTATCAGCAGAACAGGTACGAGATAAATTTGCAGAAAAACTTGGCGAAGGAATGCCAGATGAAATTAGGGATCTAATAAATGGTATTGAATTAACCGATGAAATTAAAAATCAAATTGCTAGAGGGGATTATAGTGGAATTGGAGATGCAATAGGTGAACAGGGTAAAAAATTATTAGAACCAATACAAAAAATTGTACAAGACTACCAAAAAGCAAATCAAGTAGTTATAGATCTAACCAAGAAAAGGATAGATGCTGAAAGAAATTATGTTGCTTCTATAAAAGAGGCACAAGATATAATAATGGAAGGTAGAGAAATACAGGCCAAATATGGTGGTGCCGCTATAACACAAGAAGAAAGACGAGGATCAATATTAAAATCAGCTAATGCTGCTAATAAATTAACTGGATTAAATGAATTAAGAACTGGAAGCGCAGCAGAGCTTAATGCTAGAAGTAAACAAATAAATGCAGCATTTGCTCAAAATCAAAGAAGAATAGCTGGCGGGGAAGGTGCTGGAAAAGCCAGCGGAGAGCAATTAAGACAACAACAAGAAGACTTAAAGAGCGCACAAAAACAACAAGTAGAAACTATTAGAAATTTAATTAAACTAGAGGAAGAAAATCTTAAACTTATTGCAGAAAAAAATAAACTTGAAAAGGATTCTATTGACGCTCTTGTTAGTGGAGATATTGATAAGTTTTTTGAACAACAGGCAGCAGCAGGAGCGCAAGCGGCAATTGCTCTTGGTTCAGAAAGATTACAAGGAGCTTTTGGCGCTAATGCGCTAGGCGCAGCCGCACAAGATATCAAGAGACAACAAGAAGCTGGACAACAAACCTTATTCGGTCAACAACTAGCTGGTGCTGGTGGATTAACAGAAAGAGCATTTGGTGCTGCAATAGGTGCCAGAGGTATTACTGATCCACGATTAGCACAAATAGCCGCTGGAACTACAGCAGAAGAAAGTGCGGCACAGGCAAGACTAAGAGATTTAGGTGGAGCATTAGGAGAAGCTGGGCAATTAGGCGCAGACTTAGCACAAATAGAAGTAAAGCAAGCAGAATTTAATGTGGGCCAAGCAAATATCAAATTAAACGAAGTAATTAATAGTGGTAGACAAGCTTCTGCGGAGGCTGAACAACAAATGGGACAAGCGGTTGGTCGCAGACTTGGTGGTTTAATTTATGCCAATCGTGGAATTTTTGTACCCCGTGGTACAGATACAGTTCCAGCAATGTTAACACCGGGTGAGTTTGTTGTTCGTCGTGAAGCAGTACA